CATAATATGAAACAACTACTTCGATTAGTTGCTCTATTGTTATTGATCCCGGCGATAGCTTCGGCAGACCCATACATAGCGTTCCAGGATATCACCGACGGACTCAAGAGCGGACTTGGCGATAGCCTGGGTGAAGGTGCGATTGTGACTATATGGGGCAATGGGCTCGGGTCTTCACAAGGCACATCCAAGGTTTACTATAAAGATTCATTGGGTGTATCCCGCGAAGCTGCACATGTGTATTACTGGAAGGCCTCAGACGGGGAATTGCCGAGTGGCCCTGCGAGTTTGCCCACTGTTTATTTCGCTTTAACCGAGATTGCTTTTTCAGCATCAGCCGATGGTGCAGGGAAAATCTATGTCAAAGTTGGTGGACAAAACTCGAACGAAGTTGACTTTTATGCAAGGTCAACTGGCAGGTTTTGGTTTGTCTCTCTAACCGGCAGCGATGGGGCGCCTGGAACCTACGCAGCCCCCAGGCAAACCATTTCTGCTTTGACTCAAACTACGGCCTTGCTTGATCCAGGAGACACTATTTACGCTCTCGGAAGCTATGTCAACACGTTGCTGACAATCCAAATCGGAGGGTCGACAGGTAACCAGCTTAATGGCACAGCCAATAACATGTACGGTATCATGCCCTACCCAGGTGCCCGCCTGTCAGTTAAAATGGTCGATATGTCATATGCTAATGATTATTGGGTTGTTTCTAAAATTGAGACTACGAATAATAGCATGGGCATACAGGGGTCAGCGTTCGGTCGTATCATTGGCAATGATGTGCATGGTAACGGAGGAAATTTCAGCGAAAGTTCTTCTGATGGAATGATAGACGCTGGTGCAGACTTTTGGAACCCGACTACCCAAGAAGATTATGTTAATGGGATAGTTATAATCGGGAATGAAATCCACCATTCCGGCGATGTATTTACTACCAATAGGCCTCATGCAACTTATCTTCGGATTCGATCGTGTTACAGGCCGTGGGATTTTTATGCTCCGACGCTGGCTTACAATTATGTTCACGACAATGGGGTCAGGTATGGTTTACATTGGTACGATGAGGGCTCTTGTGTCCGATATGCGGCGGGTGAATGCGAACTACAGACGACATCCACTTGTGGCGGCAATCTCCAAGACGACATTCTGATTTATAATAACGTGATTGAGAACCAAGAAGGACCGGGGATAGGTGTCACCCACGCGTCTCAATACACAACGACTTTCGGCGCAAAAATCTTCAACAATTTATTGATAAATACTGGAAAAAATTATTTACCAAGAACTGCTGGAGGGTACGCTCTTGCAATTAGAGGTTCGACCCTTGGCGGGCATTTTATTGTAGCCAACAATACTATCTATGGCTATGGACAGTACGATGTTGACGGTGGCGCATTATGGATACCCTATTTAGCTGGACAAACATCATCAGGCCCATCGACTTATGAGTGGAAAAATAACATCATCGTAGATACCGAAGGAAAGCCGTGGCATTTCGATTCAGCGTTAAAAACTCCGACTGTAATCACAACCAATATCTGGAGATCGACCACGGTAACCCCACCGACTTTTGACACTTCTCCAATTACTGCCGACCCTCTTTTTACTAATGTTGCGACAAACGATTTTACCCTGCAATCGACATCTCCAGCGCGTGACACAGGAACGTCCCAAGCATCACTGTTTACAAGAGATTTAAAGGGGGTATTGCGCGGGTCAACATGGGACATCGGGGCGTTTGAGTATGCGGAGGGGGAGGCTCCGGCACCGGCAACCCACCGCCTACGCGCAAAGCCCCTGCTGCCGTAGGGTAGGAAATAAACTTGGTTACGCACCTTCTTTGAGAATGGAGCAGATAATGGCAAACGGTGACATCAAATTCGATGAAATAACGGAAGAGCGATTTATGGGTTTCTCCCCTGAACACCGGGAATGGGCGACTCATCAAGCGTTACTATCATTGTGTCGAACTTGCCATGGTCGCCAGTTATCATGTGACCAACGATATGTGAGGCGTAAGCATATCGTTTATGTTGCTATTTTCGCACTTGGTGCTTTTACCGTTTTAGGATATAAGAAGGATGCCATCGTCGGGTTTATAATAGAGGCTGCAGTTAAAGCGGCGATAGCTGGTGTAATACAATGAAAACAGTGGACTGTAACGTCAAACCCTGTCTCTACACATGTCCATTTTGTGGTAGGAAATGTGGGAATGAGGGTCCTTGCGGTTATTGTTCCATTGCGTTAGAATTGTCGGTATTGGTGTTGAAGAAGATAATAAAGCATAAGGAGGTGTTAAGTGGACATTAAGGGACTGGTTGGAACGAAGACTTTCAAAGGCGGTATTGGTGCTATCCTCGCCGCCGTCGCCGGTTATTTCTCTGGTGTGATGTCACCGGGGGAGGCGATCATGACAGGGGTGCAGGGAGTCCTCGCGATTTTCGTGCGGGATGGTTTGCTGAAAGTAAACAACAACGGGAATTAAAAATAAAACAGGAGGTTGTGGTACTGGAACCAATGATGGGAGTGGCGGTCGGACCCCGAATCAGCCGACCGCCACACTTTTATTGAACCACTCCCCCGATCTATCTTGTGCAAGACGCCCCGTGACCCTGCATCCATCGGACAAGGTGGTAATGAAAATTACTATGCACTTCATGTACAGCGACGGACCACACTTGTTTGGAAACCCCAAGACGTTCAGGCGCATTGCTTGAATGAACCATACGTTCACTTTCATACTTCAGGGACTCTAAAATCTCTACGAATCGCACCTCTTCTATTATTATTGCCTTCATTGGTGTTTACCCCCTCTTTTATTACAATTAGAACTTCACTTTTTTTGTTGATCCCCACCGCTCCCCACGCTTCAAATCCACCACAAGCGGGATTCGCATCTTATCCGCAACTGCCGTCTCCATTACGTGTTTCTGCTTGCGTTGAAATTCGTCCAGCACCCGTTTATCAATCTCACTCACAATGTCGTCATGGATCTGGATCAGTGGTACCACGTGGTACGGTACCTTCATCTTCTCCCGGTAGTGTACGTATAATGGTTGCAGCTTCACCATCGCACGTTTTATTATCCCCTGCGCCCCAGACTGGATCGGCGTATTCCCGGCTTGCTTTAATCCCTCCTCCTGCTTCCACTCCGTCTTTGCCAGCGCCCACGGGGTCCACCTCACCCTCCCCCACATATCGACTATCTTCCCATGTTCAGCGGCGTACGACCTATTTGCGTCCATGTAAGCTCTCACCCCGGAATAGATGTCGAACCACGTGTCAATTAGCTCCTCGCACCGATCTATCGGCCAGTCAGATTCATCCGCACCACCGACAATTAATTCGCGCTGTAACCCCGTGGCACTGATATCGTTCAACACACCGAATCCCACCCGCTTAGCTGGGTACCGGTGCTTCATCTCATCCAGTCTCGACTCCGGTATACCGAACATCGCGGATGCCGTTTTGTTATGTATGTCCTCCCCATTGAGGAAGATTTCACACATTCGTGGGTCCCGGCTTTGATCCGCCGTCAACCGCATCTCGACCTGTGAATAGTCGGCACACCCAATCTCGCACCCTTCTGCGGCGAGGAACGCGTCACGAATCAACCGCCCCTCCTCGGATCGGACCGGCATCGCCATCAGGTTCGGGTCACTGCACGATAGCCTACCGGTGGCCACGCGAGTTACACGGAACGTTGCCCGAACACGTCCATCGGGGTCGATCTTCGCTGGTAGCGCGTCAACGTAGGAAGAGCGCAGCTTGCTGTATCCACGATACTCACGAATCCACTTAACGCACGGGTGGTGCTGCTCCAGGCGCGATAAAACGGAATCGTCCGTCATTGTCGCACTTTTCTTTTTTGCCATACGCTTGTCGATAAATTCATCCAGGTGGAGCTTGTCGTATAGGATGGAGGCGACCTGCACCGGGGAATCGGGATTGAAGTCATACCCGGACAAGGACGTGATGGTAGTGTAGATCTCATCCATACGAGCGGACAACACGTCCCCGACTTCCACCAAACGGTCACGATCCACCCGAATACCGAACCGCATCATGTCCGCCACCATTGGGATAACGTGCATGTCCACCATAAAAACGTCCCACATCCCCTCCGCTATGATGCGGGATTTCAGTATTGGCCAAATTTGGTGGGTGGCGTTACTATCACCACATGCATAATGTAGGGTTGTATCAATGGGGGCGTCGGATAGGTCCCCGTCATATAGTCGCCCGAGGTTGTATTCGATAAGCGGAATGTCGGTGCGATCCCGGTCTTTTCTAATCTTCTCCCAACGAGTGAACGGGTCAACATCGTTTCCAGATTCAACATCCTTAATGATTTTACCGACCAGCCGATCAATATTCTGTGGCTTACGCACATGCGGCACCCCCTTGTTGAATTCAAGTACTTCCTCCGGATCCGGCCACTCATACTCAAGCACCTGCTGTAGATACCGCATTGCCTTTTCGTACCGGTACGGTCGCACCACGTCCGTGTAGTCGTTCATCTTCACCTGCAGCAACCGGAAGGCGAGATCCTTCAACCCCTGTGGCTCCGACTGTAACAAATATGCCGCCACCATCGTGTCACGGAGCTTCTCCGGTGGAATGCGAACACCGGCGTTATACAGGATCGGGACATCATATAGAGAGTTCTGTATTACGACCTCCTTACAGTTAGCGGTGTTATTGATATACGCATCAAGGAATGACAGGGCATGCGTGTTGTCGGATAGAACAAGGGAGGCTTGCCCCGGTTTAGACGTAACCGTAGCACAAAACAGCCTCCCCTGCGCCCATTCGGTGTCGATCGATATGACGGACGGGACACCAGATAAAATAGGTGGATCACCATTGTCCCCAACGAGCCAGTAGTCCCCCGTAAGCTCCCGTATGTCGTTGTATCTGATAGGGGAAATGTCGCCACAGAGAAGAGCGTGGAGGGAGGAAAAGCCGTACTGCACCTTCACCATATCTTCTGGACGGCGCAAACCAGCGGCAGGGTGGATGATGGGGAGAATGACACCAAAATCATCGGTCTGGAACGGGATACCGTTAACGGTGTCGATACTGACAGTGCGACCGAGGAAAAAGGAAGCGGAATGGCGACCTAAGGCTACAATCACCGTTGGATTGACCGTTGCGAGTTCCGTGTAAAGGTGGGCGGAAGTGCAGGTGTCGATGCATTCACCAGTCAGATCCGCCTCCTTTTTCGGCCAGCACTTCACCAGATTCGTCCAGTACACGTCATATATGGGGTCGATGTCGTTACAGCGGAAGAGGTGTCGGGTTTCAGTGCCAGTGGTGCCGACCCAGCACCTACCTTTCTTGTCCTCAATCGGACCCGGCGCTTCCCCGACAACCATTATCAACGGGGATGACGGTCCCTCCCCCCACGAGATTTTGTTCCGGTGCTGGTGTAGCTGGCATAGCTTGCAGTTCTTCTCCCCGACGATCAACTTGTGAATCACGCGACACCCCCCGATACCGGCTTGGTATTACCATGTTGTAGTTGTCGTTATCCTTATACTTCTTGAACGCGTTATGCATGGTGTTGATGATGACGTTACCAGTGGATGGGCGCGTACCGGTTTCATCTACCAGCAACGCTTCATGTGATTCGATCGGTCGCCACCGCGCATCAAAAATGGTGATATCGACACGGACGTACTTGCGGGGGGACAGCTCAACAACTGGTGGTGGTGCTGGGTTTAGTTGTGACAGTGGATCAAAACTTGACATAGCGCACCTCCTGCCCATTTGCTGCCGCCGCGAGAATCTCCGCCTTACTGCCGAGACTGTCATGCAGGTCACTAACCTCCATGACGATTACAATATCGGAAATTTCCATCAGGCGTTTGTGTCCCTCCATTATGACGTGGTCGGGGACAACGCCGTCAAAAGGACCACCATTCGCGTGGGGGGAGATGACGGCGAAACCAAGTAACCACAACCACTCCGCGAGGGCAGCGGCACGAGCGAAGTTGAGGTCACGCTGTACTTTATTCTTCGATCGTAGTGGTCCGATCACGTACGCAACCTTCTGCTTCCCATCAGGTCTAATCGCAACATCCTCACCACATAACGCATTTGAAGTGAAATTCATGACAGTTTCTCTCCTCGTAGTTGTCTATATAGTTGTTCTGCTGTTGTCTTCCCGATTCCAGGCACGGACATGATATCAGAAACGGAGGCAGCACACAAGTCGATCATGGAATCAAAATGGTGACTAATGTCAATAGCACGACGACCACCAATACCAGTAAAACCACGAACCGCGAGTGCTATAGGAGAAGGGCGCTCATACCGACCAGTTAACGGTACTGGTTGTTCTACCATCATTTCTGCGGTGGAGTGTCGCGGCTTGTTGTACCAATAGTGGATGTCGTCAATCCAGGCAGCGGTGTGCTCAATTCCACCGGTTGTAATAAGTCGCACATTGAAGATGTCCATAACTGAATTAAGAAATGAATGGATGTCACGGCAACCGTAAACGCGGGAGCCAAGACGAAGCGGCTCCATACGTCGATTTTTGGGGGAACCGCCCGACCACCGGCACAAGTGACGCTGCCGGTCTATCCCCCATTTTCCTTCAACAATAAGGTAGGACCGATCATACTGTTCCCCCATACCGGGGAGCTGGTGTGCGGCGAGGCGACCGGATTCGATTGATTTAATCAGGTCCAACAGCACCTTGCGCTCAACCCCGATCGTCACGTCACGGTCACCGACACGACCTAATATGACCGCATCGCCGTACTCCAGTTCACAGGTGGTGTGGGGAGTTTGCAGGTGTGGGTGGAGTTCCACCGATCCGATACGTTGGTCAAGGAGCAACATCGGCACCCTCCTCTTTCTTCCATTTGATTTCCAGTATCGACGTCAGTAGTACCGGACCTATGTATGTCGATATCCGGTGCATACAAGCGTCGCAGTACAGCTCAATCTTCATCGCATGCCCCATTGGGGACACGGTAACGCGGTCGATTCGGTAGTCATGCTTTATACAGTCCATACCGCACCTCCACCAATCACATCCAGTTTTCTATATCGGTTCCGGTTGCGGTTGCCGCCACGAAGGGGAAATTGCACATACCGCCCCCCTCCACACCCGCATCCACCCCGTATTCGGTTGTTAGGATCGTCCCCTCCTCCTCCGGTCTTCTCCTGCACCGCGTGATCTCACAATTGTACCCGACGCTGTCACGGAACAGACGGGCGGACAACTGCACGAGGTATGGTAGGCGCTTCATGCAGTCCCGTATGTACTGCCCGCTCCATTGCGCCATTTTCTTTTTCCCCTCCTTCGTCTTCCCTGGAGGCGATACCCACTCTTCCTTCATCTGATTAAGCAGTATCACATTCTTGTCGGACCGTAGCGCAGCCTTGATGATACCGATATATTCACGGTTCACGGTTGCGTACGCATTGGGTGGAACTTCCGCGATCTTGCCGAACCGAGCCAATCGCAGCATCTCCCAAAATTCGGTGTCGGTGTCAAAGACGATGGAGCGGACAGCAGATAGGGGGGCGGCGAGACAGGCGTGGTACGCCTCCAATGCTCGTTTCACCTCCTTTTCCGCGAGATCGTCGTCCTCCCCGTCGTAATTGATACCATAGTAGAGAAAGTTCTTCTTGTCCAGATGCTGGAACTTGTCGAGCAGCTCACTCACCCCCATATCGACGTCGAAAAAGGCGATTGGGGGAGGGGCAGTGAGCGCCATGTTCGTCTTCCCCTCCTTATCCCGCGCATAGAAAGAGCAGACGAGGTGGTTCACCATCGTCGGCGGTTGGGAAAAGCCGAGCTTAAGTAAAGAGTTGTGCGTAATTTCTGCCATTCCATTCCTCCAGTATTTATTTGTTCCTGCAAACAAGTATAACGATAATTGCCTGTAGCACCAGCCACACCATCTCACCCGTTGGGCTTCCGATCAGCAGTCCCTCCATTACAACCACCCCGCTCCCCTTGCGTATCCCACCATATTCTCCCAATTTTCCTTTATTTCTTTTGGATCGTATTCAATCCGGTACACGACATATTGGGGTCCACTTCCCCTGTAATCCCCGCAGACGTACAGCACCCGCGCCAACACCACATTCGTTTGGAGTACGTGGCAGTACCCCTTGAATTGCGTCATGTAGTACCAGTTGTCCGTGATCTGGTTCCGGCTGGACTTCCAGGTGAGCTTGTACTCGCTATCAACAAGATCCACTTTCCCCAACGGGTCATCCGCAAATCCATCGGGGGAGCAGATAATGCCATCCACCTCTATCTCCCCCGGTCGAATACCAAGCCGCTCTTTATATGCACGTTCCAGTGCCACCTCCCAGATGAACCCACAATCGGCGGTGAGTGGCATGTCCCACTTGTTACCACTGTAATCCCGCGACTCAAGAGCTTTGATGATGTCGGTGAGGTGCACCACCCCATCCCCACGGGTACGGTGTGTGTTGTCCTCAAAAGGTGAATACGCTTCTTCCATCACCTGCACCCGTGGCTGGCGCATCTGTGATTTTAATGATATAACGCGTGATCGTGGTGGTGATGGCATGGCGGCTCCTTTACTTGTGGTCGCGGTTTATTCTTTCTTTCAGTATCAGCTCCCGCTTCTCCCTTATTTTCGCGATGTTTATTCCGAGGATTTGCCGCAAGTCGTGGTGTCCGGATTCGACCGCTGCACGAACAGCGTAAAACATCAGGTCACCTATTTCTTCTCCGATGTCGTCCGTCTTCACACCAAGCCGGTGCAAGTTCAGGTCACCAAAAGCCTCGATGACGTCCACCACCTTTTGGTTATCACGTAATTCTTTCTTCACCGCATTCGCGACTTCCCCCGCTTCACCGACAAGACCGAGAATCGCGTAAAGAAGGCCGAAGATCCCTTTATCCTTGCCTGGGTAGATCGCGGCTTTGTTCACCTCGTCCGTGTAATCGAGCACGTGGGAGCGCTGCTGAACAAATAACCGGCAGCGAGTCAACACATCTGTAATGAAGCAGTGGTGACACAACTCGTCCTCTTCACTCATCGTTTTGCATATACATTCCCCTGGCACCAATGTGGATGCAAGTTCAATCGCTCGTGTCAGGTCCCGTATACTTTCCATAATATAAACTCCTCCTCATCGTCATCGATGTCGTTGATTAAGTCCGCTGGGGACCAGAACACCACCGGTATTTCTGGTTCCGGTTCCGGTTCAGCCATTTTGATTAGTGATGCGCCGCACACCGGGCAGACGCTGCTCATGATGCGGAGGACCGTGTGACCACAACTGCTGCAAGTGGTAACCGCATCAGCCGGTATTGCCCGCTCCCAATCAGATAAGCCACAACGGTGTACACAGTGGTAATGGTCCGCAATCTTCGTGTAGTACCAGCACAACTCGACGCACACGCGTTCACTCCCGGTTGCGAGTGCGCGCTCTTTCCCGTTCGCATCCTTTACTTTCGCCACACCGTCACCACGGGAAGGGCAGTATACATAACCACGACCGTAGTCCAGTTCCCGTATCGGTTCCTGTCGATGCTTGCGCGCCATTGGGGTTGCTCCTTACGCGTCCCGTTCGTTTGATTTGGAGAATATCGATTCCATCACCTCAAGCTGCCGATCCGACAGGTTCCCGTTCCGCTGGAACTGCGCCTCAAAGCTCCCCATCAGGTCAAGCTCCCGTTCGGTGAGCACATCCCACTGCACGTATGACAGTATGTGTTCCACCCGGTCCCGCTGCTTCTGATCGAGTGTAGTGGAGAAACCATTCAGTTGCATAAACATCCGCGCCATGACAAGCACCCCCGTTTATTTATTTATTTGGTTTTCACCCGAAACCCGAACAGCCGCTGGAACACTTGCGCCATGATGGAGCGGTTATACTGCGCCCGCCCCATGTCCCGCTTCACCTCCTTCTGCCGCTTCTCCCCCAATTCTTTCATCCACTTCACGCGTCCCCTCGCAATTGCTTGTTTCCTCCGTTCCTCAAACGTTCCGCGTCTCCGTGCTTCACCCATCGTCGTGTCCTCCAATTTGTGGTGAAAATGGGAGGGGGCCGACATTGCACCCCCTCCCGGCGAGTGCTGCAGGTAGTTGGCTATTTGGTTCGCTGCATATGGGACAGTTTTTCATGTCCACCGAGAAGCGTAACGGCCAACTGCTCCAGCACCTGACCGTCTTACTCCGGCAGCGAAATGGTGGTGCCGTCGAACACCCAGGGATTGTCCTCCGCACCGAGAAATTCAGCGTTACCGAGAAGTTTCACGATCGCGCTCCGGTTCGGGCTTTTCGCCAACTTCTTGAAGGCGATGCCGGCGAGGGCGGACTTCGATACGCTACCCCCCTTCTCCTCCAGCACTTCCAGCATCATCTCCATCACCTCGTTGCTGATCTCTTCATCCACTTCCGGTGCAGGCTTCCCGGCGGCTTTGTTCGTGGTGGCGGGTTTGGATGCGGCACCCGGTTTGGCTGCACCCGGTTTCCCCTTCGCGGTGGGTTTGGCTGGAGCATCCCACGGGAAGCGGTTGATACTCTTCACGATCAACACCGTTCTCTTCTGATCCTGCCCGTCCCCCTCTTTTTCCCCCTTCTTCCCCCCCTTCTTTTTGAACGCCTTGTACGTCACCTCTTCGTTCACCATTTCCGCATTCATACCATTGAAGGCGGGGGCGGACCCGTCGAATTTGTCGTCCTCAAAACCAGCCAACCCCAGGCTTGCAACGAGACGCCCGAATTTGCTGTTGTTGTTGACGCCCCGCGCATCCCCGATGTTGATCAGGTACGGACCTTCTTCCGCTTCCGTTTCCCCGTCCGTGCTCGGTCGCAGATCATCGTGTCCCACCGTCCACATTTCGGGGTGCTCCTCCCCCTCCGCATCCAGCAGGTCCGCCGCGAATACCGTCACCTCTTCGTCCAGCTTCCCGTTGTAGTCCGTCCGCATGAAACGGCAGTTGCCGAAATCATACATACCGTCCGGTGCACCGCCGCCGCCAACTACCAGATTGTTCGCTCCCCAGCTCACTTTTCCTTTGTCTACCATGATACATTCTCCTTATGTGTTTTCGATACTGCGGGGTCGCGGAATCGTGTTCCCCGCAAATTGTACGCTGCGCCGAAACCATTTCGGTGCAAATTTCTTGTACTTGTCCATGAACCACTTCACATTGTCATCGATTACAAAATTCTCACACCAATCGTCGTGACTCCTCACCCCCCTTCCACATGTTTGAATTAGTCGCTGCATTGCAATATAGGATGCATAATCGGGGTCCATAGTAAGACGTCGCTTGATCACGGGGTCGCTGACGTCCGGATACGCGATCTTCCCGATAATTTGATATCGGCACTCGCCCCCAGGGAAGTCATAACCGGTAGTAAGTACGGGGGAAACAAGTACGCCTGGGTCTGGATTTAGCTTGAATGCCGCAACGGTGTCGTTCGTTCCCCGGCTGTCGTGCGTTATCATGTGCTCCACCAACTTGCTTGCTTCCATCACCTGCTTCTGCCGACTATATGATACTGTATGCACTATCCCCTTTCTGTCCAGTCGTGGTTTGATTATCTGGTCTATCCGCATCAGCCACCGCTGGATGTCGGCTGGTGGGGAGCGGAAATTCAACCGGCACGTGTTGATATGCGTCAGCATCCGGTTCTCCAGTGGGAACGGGTGGTCGACTTCCATCTGATGCACTTCACTTGTATCTATACCAAGTAATGACAGTGTTTTCGGTGTAACGGTGGCGCTGGTGAATACAATCTTTGCGACGGATTTGCATAGCACCGACTCCGTGAAATCGTACGGCCACACAAGGGACGCGGTGATTGTGTCCTTACCTACACCGGTTCGGTAGATCACGATATTACCTGGGTCCGCCGTCCACGCCCTGTTGATGAATACCAGCGCCTCGTGTAGGCTCTTCAGCACCTTCGTGTCTTTCATCTCGGATTGTCCCGCCCCACCCCCCTTGATGTGCTCCACCCGCGCTTCCAATTCCGGCACCACTGCCCCGATTGATCTTTTCACCCATGCTTCTATTTCGGCTGGGTGCTGGTCGGGGAATGAATCAACTATGCGGTTCACTATATGCCCGTCGTCTTTTTTGTTCCGCTTGATCTCGTGCGTGAGGAAAGTCGATAGTGCCTCGGGGAGTTCGTGTGCCTCGTCGCAGATCACCATACTGAATTGGTGCTCGTATCCACCAGCTGCTCCCCCCCACCCCTTTTGGTTGAACCAGTACGCATAATTTGTTACCACCACTTTCGATTGGAGCGCCAGCCTCACCCGATCGTAGTACTCGCATCCACCCTTTTGGAACCCGCACCGCACCCCGAAATTACAGGGACCGTACCCGCACGTCGCGTATCCCCCCATAAGCTTACACTTATAGTTGTCCTTCCCCCTGATATCGACGATGATACCGGGGAAGTCGCGGACAAGCTGATCCTGCAACGCTTTAGTGCTGGTGAGGATAATCGATCGCCCCCCGTCAATAAGGGACGCAACAGTATAGGTGAGGGATTTGCCAAAACCAGTTGGACAGATCGGCATTATGTATCGGTTGGCTGAATCTGTAATAGACGTGACGACGTTGAATTGATCCGGTCGCCAGTTATTGAACTTCTCCCCGACCCCGAATACACATGGGGGTGGTGCATCGTGCTGCTGCTCGTGTCTCATCCCAATCTCCCGGCTGGATTGTCGTGCGTATACGCGTGTGTGTATCTGTTCCTTATTTTTTTCGTTCCCCGAACTTTGCCTCCATTTCATCCCTGTATCTTTTTTTCCATCTATTTTCTTCCGGCAACTGTTCAATCAGTCCCCATACCGTTTCAATCATCTCATCCGCTGCTTCGTCGTCCTTGTGGTGCCGGTGGTAATTCACCCTGTCCACTAATTTATCAATCGATACCACAAATTCTTGGTGTATCTCGTCATCTCTTGTAATTGATATAATCGCATCCGCCGTGAAGATTGAGTTTTTCCCAATGTAACCTAAATCCGTTAGCCACCGCATGTGGCGGACGAGTGCGTGGCGGAGTAGGTCGGAGTCGGATCGGTACGGGAATTGTTTCGTCTGCACCACTTCCATCACCATCGCCTTAAGCTGATTCAGTCCCCGAAATTGGAATCTCTCCGAATGTCCGTGTGTGTCCGATACAGGAACGTGGAAGTCTTCCGGGTCCACTCGCATCTGATTACCGTCATCATCGACCAGATTCAGGAAGTTCACCTTTTTGTGCTTGTTCGCCGCTGCCGTTTTGATGTCAATTACCGTCATCCGTTCCCCCTCACCCTCACCTAATTCGACTGTTAATTCCCGACCTACCCACCGCCACTTACCCTCACTCCACCACCGCCCGATCCGACCGTCAAGCCCACTTGTCATACGAGCCGCTGGGGGGCGGGGTGTGGATATGGGATGGAGAAAGCCGCGACGGGCGCGGTTCCTTTTATTAGCGGTGGTTGAGGTATCGGTGGTGGTAACTTGCTTGTCATACAATGCGTTGCTTTGGAGCATCGTCTCCGTGTCACAACGCGCCGTGTCATACAAGTCGTTGCTTTGTCTCCGTGTCTCCGTGTCTCCGTGTCACACATATCCTTGGGACCCAAGCTAAAAAAAAAGAACGGGGACGAGCATCGGCGGCGGCTTAAGCTTAAAGGAAGGAGGGGGAATGTAATGGTAGTAAAAAAGAAGACGTACAATAATAAGGAGTTGACGAAGAGGGACACGATACGAGTGATTCCAAGACCAGCATATACAGACTGTATGGTGGAAAAAGCGGATAAGGAGCCGCGTGATATAACACTACAGCGCAGCATGCTGCACCCGCGAATCTCATCGTATCTCACACACGCGGAGAGAGAAAGGTTCAGGTGCAGGGTGAAAAGATATGAGAACCGGACGAAAAACAAGGACCCAAACATAAAGGGGGTGATAGATGGAATAAACGCGGTGGTAAAACAGTACTAACACACACGAACACGCACTCACGCACGAGAACGCACACACGAAAAAAAAATGGAGGAACACGCATGCTGATTCAAGAAGGAAAATTCAACGTCGTAATTGGTGGTCAGGCCGGGTCGGAAGCAAAAGGGAAACTGTCGGCATTCATCGCACACAACACGAATCCACCGATTGACATCGTGACGATGGCAGCTTCCCCCAATGCCGGTCATACCTACATCAACAACGCCGGGAGCAAGTACGTATCGTATCACCTGCCAGCCGCCGGTAAAGTGGTGCAGATGCGAGGAGGGGTGATCGCGTTGGGGCCGACGTCGGTGATCAACGTCAAAATTTTCCTCAAGGAGGTGCTGGATCTGTCTCTCAATATCGACCGCATCTATATTGATCCCCGCGCTACCATTATCACCGATGAGTGCGTTGCGGCGGAATGTGGTGGCACCTTCTCCAACATCGGGAGCACCACACAAGGAGTTGGGGTGGCGCGGTCACGTAAAATTGGAAGAGGACATCTCGGTCCCGTGCATTTCGCGAAAGATGACGAGATGCTGTTGGACCACGGGGCACGGATCATGGAAGTGGTGCCATTCGTTAACCGTTCCCTGCTTGACGGTGATACGATCCTGCATGAGATGACGCAGGGGTTTGACCTGGATCTGGAGCACGGGATCGCACCCGCGTATTGCACTTCCAAGATGATCAACACCTCGATGGGGATGGCGGAGATGGGGGTGCCACCACAATGGATCGGGGAAGTCATCGGGGTCATACGCCCGTACCCCATCCGAGTTAGCAACCGGACCGGATACAGCGGCTCGTACGCGGAGGCAGCCGAGATAAGCTGGGAAGAGGTCAGGAAACGCTGCGGAGCACCGTTGGTGGATGCGACCGGTGCGCCGCTGTCGTTCGGGGAAATAACAACCACGACAAAGCTCCCCCGACGCGTATTCGAATTCAGTTGGGAGCGGTTCCGCCGATTCGTCCGCGTGTGTGGTCCGACACAGATATGCCTGCAATTCGCGAATTATCTGGACTGGAGTATTTATGGGAAGAAGCAGGATGAGATTTTGTGGGATAACCACCCGGCAGTGGATGATTTCGTCCGTAAACTTAGTGGAAATGGGGGCCGGGTCACCTTCATCGGCACCGGCCCCCAAAATGACCAGATGTGGAGCTACGCACTCTGTCGTTAGTCCTCTCCACCGACCTTAATCGCATCGGGGTCGTACTGTATCGATAGCTTGTCGTTATCCTTGGTGGAGGTGGCGTGTAGGATAGCCGCCTCCACCAATTCCGCCTTCACCTTCTGCTTAACCAGGTACAATTTCAACTTCTTCTTATCGAATTTTGTGTTTTTCCCATAATAAAAGGTGAGATTGCCGAACGGACCCGCAACGCCACGGATGCCGGTGGAGAGGTGGATCGGGGCAAGGATCTCCGCCGCTGCCGCTTTTTCCACTTCCAGTTCCGCCTGCAGCTCCTTGATCTGCTCGTTTATCCCCGCCACACGTCGCATGATCGGGAGGACAGACGCGAGGTCCGGCTGACGTCCGCCACGATATCGTCCACCACATCCTCCCCGTCTTCTTCCGGTGTAAGCTTGATCGTCTCCCCACCATCGGGGTCGTTGATCCGCACTTCAGCAATCTCGATTTTCTCCGGTCTTTTTTTCATTATTTATACCTCCCCTTCGTTTTGCGTTCCCACCGCAACACCTCCTTGTCACCTCTGTTCATGTTCATCCCCTCTATTCGGAGCAGGTTGTCGGTGAGGCAACATTGGATGTAAACTATGACGTCATCTATACATGTAATCCCGAGTTCCGCCACGTCAATTGCGTCAGCGTTGTAGGATCGCCGGTCCATTCCGCAGTTGATCGGTGGTCCATCGGTACCGTTGCCGTTGTATTCCTGGAATCGTTTGCATTGGCTGCAGTGCATTACGCGATCTAATTCGGTGTGTGTGATACTGAATGGCGTCATCCCCTCAAGCACCTGTATGAGGGCGGTCCTACATGTGGTGCGGTTGAGTGCGCACCCGCGTTCCGTTAAAGATGCCCGCATTGGAACGCACTCAACCGTTGTTCTTACCTCTGCATGTGGACCTAATTGGTAGGGGTCGTTTGTGCAGCAGCCGCCGCCGCTTCTTTCTTCGCACGGGCAGCCGCGATCTTTTCCTTCACGCTCATCTTCCCCGGTGTCGGCATGATGTTCCCGGTGTCACCAACGGGGGGAGGGGATGCGGGGGTCTTCTTCTTCCCGATAGTGGTGGAACCAGCGGGGGCACCGGGGGTCGCAACAGCAGCCGGTTTCGTGGACGGCTTCACGGCGTTTTTCTTTTCGGCACCCGGCTCCTTCTTCGCTTTCGGTTCCGCCTTCTTTTTCTCCGGTTTGATGTAGTGATCGAGTCCGTTCAGAATCGTGACGGCGCTCTCTTCTTCTCTCCTCACCCCATCCGTCACCCCGATCGCCTGCAGGAAGTCGAAATAGGTGAGCGGGTGTTCCGTGTGATTCAAGGCTTTATGTGCACGTGCGATAAGCAGCACCGCAACGGTGGTTTGCAGCACGACATCATCGGCGGTATAAGATCCACCAGCTTTCGGTATCGGGGTACAGGTGACGGTGAGGTCCTCTTCACCGATCGAGAACTCCAGCCCCAACGCATCCAGGTGGTGCTTGGATCGGCGCGTCAACCGGGAGAGCGTATCGAGCAGCCCCGCGTCAACCCCGAATAGCGTGATGTGCGCACCGGTTGCATTCGATTTGAAGCCGAACATGGCACCGTAGTTGCTGATCCCATCGGTACGGGCGGCGCGGATCGTGTCGGTGGTAATCGGGAACACGGCTTGGTAGGCATTCCCGTCCTTACTCGCACTCTCGGCCCCGGTGCCATCGACAACGGCCTTTGCACTTTTCGCATCGAGCCCGGTGAGAATCAACGTGACGGCACCGGTTGCCTGTACCTTCTTCTTGCTCTCGGCTGCGGGGGCACTGGTTTCAACGGTGGTGGTCGTTTTGGTGGTGGTTTCTTTCTTCATGACTTTTCTCCTCTTTCTGCTCACCTTTTTGGTGGCGGTTTTCCCGGTCTTATATCCCGGCTTCATCATACGATCTGCTTGTGCACTTATACGTTTTGCTTCCCATTCCGTGATGAGGTGTTGTTTTCCTGTTTCCCCCTCCTCCTTATAAAGTGTATGTAGGTGATCCGCACGGTTCTTCATTGCGCGGAATAGTTCCCGTTTCATTCGTGGCTTGTGGATGTAAAGGTCGTGCAGGTCTTGCATACCGTCCTCGCGTTCATTTGATGGGAGTGGTGGACCGACCCGGCGTGGTGGTCCACCATCGTAACTGAATTATACCACAATCGGACTATACAGTCAATATAACTACCCGGTATACACGACGGTGCTTGCGGGGGTAACTATCAATCACCCCCCATTCTTTTCCTTATGTTGTTGATCTGGTTGCCCATCAGTGCCAACATAATCTTCGGTTGTAGATCTTTCGGCACCTTTCCGAATAGTTCCATCACCATCGAGCAGACGAACGCGGCGCTGATTTTACCAGCCGTGATGCACCGGTCGTTGTCATCATCCGCCTGCCCGCCGTCACCGAACCGCACCGAGATCATGATGTCCTTTACCTTCGGGAGTGCGGACAATTTGCTCACCATCATGTTTATCGTTTCCCCCATCGCGGTGTCGAGATCCGTCAAGTTCTCAATTTCGCTGTCAGTGAAAACATCCTTGCCATTGATCGTGCCGACTTTCTTGTCACTATTACTCATGATTCCGTCCTCCATTTTAGTGTGCGTTATGTGGTGCGTTTAGTTACTGTTCATTTCTTCCATCGCGGTTTGACACGCTGGCTCCACGTATGCATCCCCACCGTGCCAGTTCCCCTCCGCACAGTGCCGCTCCTCGTGTGCCAGCACCGCCTCAAAACAGTCCTCGCTATTGAAATAATGTTTGATGTCGTCCAGCAGGTAGATGTCGCATTCATTTTCCCCGAACCCGGTCCTCCACACCGCGTACCCGTTGTACTTCTCCCCGAACCGTTCATCCATTTCGGATCGGCTGATGTAGTGGTAGTCGATGTCCTGCTCGGGGTTGATCGCGTCTTCCACCGCACCACAACCACCGCCGGTACAAATTATCCCTGCAGCGAGGAGCGCGCAAGCCAAACGGCGAGTGCGGATACGGGGTGAAATACGCGTGTTGCTGCCATTGCGGTGCTGCATGCCTCTACCTCCTGTTCGATCATGTCTTTTGCTTGCGTTGCGGTGATTTTATCCGCCGTATTGACGTTCACCGGGAACCACACCCTTGTCTCACCGCTGCCGCCCTTCACCTCGTTCCCCTCGACCGTCTTGAGCTTCAGCACCACCGTTGCTTCCACGATAAACCGTTGCCCATCTTTCATCACAACACCTCCTTATCCGCCACCACTCCCCCCGTGTAGCGCTTGTTCCACCCGTTGTCCTCCGGTTGCCATTTGTGTGCGGACAGGTTCATGGTACTAACCGCACTACCTCTTGCACCGGTTCCGATTTCTGTTGCGTGATCCAGTCCACCATCACAATAGGCACACTGTCCACACCGCAATCCATGCTTACACCGCATTACGGGTTTATTAACGATCTTGGTGCCCGTACCCGTACCCATCGTCACCTTCCGCATTGTCATTCTCCTCTTCATCTGCTTCAAGTGGTTCCGGATCCCCGTACAGCTCTATCAGCTCCTCCACCTCTTCCACGTGTATACGTCTTCTCATCGGGACCCAGCCGTCGTTTACGATCACACCCCAAACTGCACCGCGCATCTGCAATTCCCTCCAAACAAATTTGGCTGCTTCCAGGTTCGCCATGTCGGTGCCGGTGCAAAACTCGTCCGGAATGCGGATGAGAATGCTGTCGTCCACGCGGCGTTCAATCGTGTAAGCTGGTGTTGGGGTTGATGCACGTACTATGTGCAGTCCAGTCGGTGTTGGTGGTGCTGTCGGTGTCGGTACAATCGTTATCACAGCACCCGCGAGAGCACAGGCACCAGCAAATCCGAGCCAAAAACGATTCCAGTCGCCCATTGTCCTATTCCTCTCCGTTTGGGTAGAAGAAGTTTTCGATTTCCTGCTGGTGACGGGATCGCAATGCAATCAGGTGGTCGCGGCATTTCCAACACATATATTTCCCACCATCTTTGCTCTCGTAATGCATGCCGACCATTTCCACCGCGATTTGGTGCATTCCCATCGCGTACACTGCCTTTTTCTCGTCCACCGCCTTTGTTGTGAGGGTGCCACACTGGTCACACCTACATGTGATTGTAACGTCCATCTGCTGATCCTCCTTTTGATTGTTCGTTTGATTGTGTCGTGTTCGGTCCTATACCGGCATTACTTGCAACTCTCGTGCCAATCCGACGTGCACCAAACCTTCATTTGCTTGGTTCGCGTCGGACGGGGGGATTCGGGGGGACAACCACCGCCACCACCCGAATCCCTATTCCGTGTCCTCTATAGAAGCGACCACCCACAACTATTTACTCGACTCCACACCATTATCGACTCCACGCGCCTTATCTTCCGTCAGTGTGATCAGATCCAGGTCCCGCTCCGTCACCACATCCCACCTGTACAACCCGTGCGCCAGTCTCACCTCCACCCGATGCTCGTTCCGTTTCGATTTCCACGTCTTTACGCTCGTCACCCTACACCTTTGTGGGCTCCCATCCGGATTCCGGTTGCGGGTGGAGTAAACGGTGGTACCACGCTCCAGATTTTTTGCCTGTCCCAATGTGATCGCCATTACACACCTCCTGTTATGAATAGATACGTTGCGATTACGAATAGTGCCAGTATGGTGAGCGCCACTTGCGGGTATAGCGCCACCATGAGCGCATGTCTCCACTTGTCCTTCATGTTACCCCTCCATTCTTCTTTTTGCCATCGTTACCCGCTGCCTCACCCTTCGCAGCGTCTCCTTCTCCAGTTATCTGCCTCTCCTCATCATCTCCTCCAGCCGATCCGCCATCCACCGCAGCCGCTGGATCAGCAGCAGCGTATCCGCTTGCCTGTGTGCAAGCTCTACCATCGCCAGTCTACTCATGCGTCACCTCTACTTTCCGTCAGTGCCTGTTCAAGGTCCTGCAGTTCCACCACCATGTCCTCCATCGATAGGGTGCCGACACCGTACATCCCCTCATACCAGTTCACATACATCTCCCCCCGGTGCCATGTAAGAACCTCAAACCCCTGCTCCCCAAGGTCTTCGTACATCCTGTCGTACACCCTCTCGTACTCGTTGTCGTTCAGGTACGTCTCCAGGGTGCGGTACGCCTCCAGCGTGTCGTGTAGGGTGCGCCACAGATCAGCAACTCGTTTCTTTTCACTCATGACAAATCCTCCTGTTGTGTTGTGTCTGGTTGTCTCGTACTGCCATTCGGGGGGCACCGGGGGCTGTGGTGTCGCTGCCGATCCCCCGGTGCCATCCTGGTTGCATCACGCGGCTCCCACTCCCGCTTTCGCCTTTGCAGCCGCCAGCTTCTCCTCCAGCTTCGCGATGCTCTTCACGGCGCGCTTGTCCTTTGCCTTCTCGTTCCGCTTGTCCTTTCTCCTCCTCGCCACACACGGCTTGCACTCGTGGACCTGGAACAGATCCCCCGGTGCGACCCATCTCACGTTGCCGCATGCGCACTCGACCCGATGCGAGTGCAGCTTCCCGTCGACCAGCTCGACTTCCCCCTTGTACCCCAGCTGTTCCCTCGTCGTTGGTGTCGTGTCCGGTGCTTCCGGTTTGCTGGTGGTGTCGTGTCCGGTCTTCCCCTTGCTGGTCCCCTTGCCTGTGGTCTTGCTGGTGGTGGTCGTGTTCGTCGTCATGGTGTGTCTCCTTCTCCCCGTGTGGGGTGTGTGGTGTGGTGCCCCCCTGATGCGGGGGGGCTGTGTCGTGTGTCGTCTCTGCCTGCCCCTACCGATCCCGATCCCACCACTGCGTCCCAGGTTTGGCGGGCAGGTCCCGTACTGCCCCCTCTGGTGCCATCTCGCACAGTGGCGTGTGGTGGCCAGGTATGGTGCTGCCGCAATCGTAGCACCGATCCCGGTTATTCGGCCACGTCTCGTTGGTTAACGGCACTCGCTGACCCTGCTCATCTGTCGTGAAATCCCAGTCCTCACTCATCGCCTGTCTCCTCCCGGTGCTGGCCTCCGGTTTGCCTGTGGTGTCGTCAGCGGTGTTGACGGTGCCCTTGCTGCCCTTGCCCTTGCCTGTGGTGGTGTTCGTTGTCATGGTCATGCTCGCTTTCTGCCGGTGTCCCGGCTGTGGTTTGGTGTGTCCTCCTGGTTGGATTGGGGGGATTCCCCCCCCCCCCCATCACCCATCCTGCCGTGCGGTTCCTGACCACACCTGTGCATCCTGCCCATCCTGATCCTTCGCTGTGGCGGACCACAGCTCCACTCGCCAGCTCCCGTCCGGTTGCTCCGTTGCGGTGCCCCACGCCTGCGGTGCTCCTGCTGGGGTTGTGCACATCAGCACGGACAGTACGCGTGCGGTTCCTGCTCCTGGTTGCGTCATGGTGGGTTGCTCCTGCCGGGATCGTGCCCCCCGGTGGGCTGGGGTGCGGTGCCTGCCCCCCACCACCGGAATTGCAACCGGCGTGCCAGTCCGTAGTGGTCCCGATGCCCGCCGTGGTGCCCGTCGTCCGGGCCTCCTGCCCCCGCCCCTCCTCCTCGCGTCCCCTACCTGTGGTGTGCTCTCTATAGAGCCGATGCCACACTGGGAATTCCGCTCCACACTCCCCGATCGTCTCGCCCCCGGCTGGGGCAGTCAGCGCGTTAACCTCACCTACCCTGCCCGGTTAACTCATGCGCGGGGGGAGGGTAGCGTCAACCCACCACCAATCTGCGGTTAACGTAAACGTGGGCTGGGGTGATCGGTTAACGGGGGGCGGCTGGGGTTGGCTGGTCGGTTAACGTTGGTGGTGGTGGCGGTTAACGCACCTGCTTGGGGGGGGGGCTGGCTGGTCCTGCAGGTAGGGGTAGGTGGGGTTGCCGTATAGGGGAGGGGACCCCGCTGCTGATCATGCACCCACCCCCCATGATGCCGCAGGGAGGACCCGAAAGGGACCCAAATATATATCCATACGGTCCGTCATTAAAAAAAATGGGTCCCGTATGGATATATATACCTACTTCCGACCAGAATATACTTTCGCGTGAGGCTATACTGGTAGTATTATTCGGGGGAAACCAAAAAGACAGGGAATGGAGGTGTGGAAGGAGGTATGGTACGCGTATGAGTAGCACGAGACAGAAAAGGCCGGTACTGCTGGGACGACCGGGATCACCGGGGGGAACCCCAGACGGACGACCCCGAAACGCAAAAAACCAACTGCAAAACCCGATCGAAATGTTCAACCCACGGGACAACATGTACAGCTATATCGCGAAGTCGCTGTACGAGAGGATCTTGGGGGAAGAAAGAGACACCGGGTGGTGGCTGGTTGGGTGGACAAACATAAAGTGGCCGCACCGGGGGATACTGTACTACACCGGGATCGCAACCACCGATACGGCACGTCTCTATATGCAAAAGTACGGAATGCCGGTACACAAGCTCCCCGACGGACGACCCCGAGCGATACCGTGGGAACTCGATCTGTGGATGATAAAATTCTGCAGCCTGATAGAGGAGGAAGCAAATGCACGTAAAGTGGGGACCGAACTCGTTGACAGTAGAAAGAGAAGTGAATACATCAATAGGCTTAAAGCAAAACACGGAGAAAAAGTCACACCAGACTTCTGGAGACGCGATTGGGGGTCCGGTGGGGGGACCGATGGTGATGACAGTGAAGGAGATGGAGGTGATGGAACCGACGATAATGGATAAGGCGTTCCCCCCCGAAGAAGCGCTCAAGCCGTTCCTTACCCGCGATAATATACGGGAACTGGTGGAGGGGGGATTCAACCTGGAGGCAGCGGGGAAGAAGGCAAAAGAGGAAGCGCGGAATAAGGTACTGAAGGTGTTGGAGGACGCGGGGGTAACGGTAAAGAAGGTAGCGGAAAAGCTGAACGCGGCACTCGACGCGAGTTACCAAGAAGCGAAACTAACGCGTGAGGGGGAATTCGCGTACAGCACCGCATTATCCGATAACAAGACGAGACTGGACGCGGTGAAGATCGCGGCGGAAATGCTGGAGATGACGAAAATAGAGGGTGGGGAGAAGGTACAGGTGCTGATAATCGATAGCTTCAACGTGGAGAAATAAACCGGTGGACCAACAGGTGCATAAGAGGGAAACTAATGTCCGCAATCACAATACCGTATAACTATAAACCCCGGTGGTATCAGGCGAACCTGTTCAACTGTATCGCAAACGGGTACAAGCGTGGGGTTGCGATCTGGCACCGACGCGCCGGGAAAGACAAGTCGCTGATCAACTTAATGGCAAAGGAGATGCATAAAAGGATCGGGACATATTTTTATTTTTTCCCCACGTATAAGCAGGGGAAAAAGATTATCTGGGATGGGATTGATAAGGATGGATTTAAGTACATAGACCATATCCCACCGGTTGTGCGAAAGTCGATGAATAACACCGAAATGAAAATCGAGACAAACTACGGGTCGATATTTCAAGTGGTGGGGAGCGATAACATCGATTCAATAGTCGGCACCAACCCGATTGGGTGCGTGTACAGTGAATACGCACTGCAGGACCCCGATGCGTGGAACTATATACGGCCGATCCTGAAGGAAAACGGCGGGTGGGCGCTGTTCAACTACACCCCGCGTGGGCACAACCACGGGTATCTGCTGTACGAGATGGCAAAAAAGAAGAAGGACTGGTTCTGTGAACTGCTCACGGTGGAGGACACGAAGGTACTGTCTGAAGCCGATATACAGGACGAGCGCGAGTCCGGTATGAGTGAGGAGCTGATACGGCAAGAGTATTACTGCAGCTTCGAAGCGACGATGCCGGGGGCATACTACGCCGAAGAGATAATGGAAGCAAGGAAAAGAGGACGCATCTGCCCGGTGCCATTCAACAACTATCTCCCCGTACATACTTGCTGGGACCTTGGTGCCGGTCGCAGTGATGATATGGTGATCTGGTTCTTCCAGGTGGACGGGTTTATGATCAAATTCATCGACCTGTACTGGAACCACAGCAAGGGAATTGGGCACTATAAGAAGGTGTTGGATGAAAAGAAGGAACAGCTTGGGTATAAATACGGGACACACCTCGCACCACACGATGTCGAGCGTCCGCAGCATACCGGGGGAGAAAACGCGGAAACGATTAGACAAATAGCGAGTATGGCGGGGATTGATTTTGTGCGGGTGCCGCGAGTCGCTGATGTGCAAATTGGTGTGGAAATTGTCCGCTCCCGGTTCTCTAATTTTTACTTCGACAATGTGAAGTGTGAACACGGCGTTTCCGCACTAGCATCATACCGCCGCGAGTGGGACAGCAAGAATGGTATCTTCCGGTTGATGCCAGTACACGACTGGTCCTCGCATTTTGCCGATTCATTACGTACTGGCGCATGCGGAATTGAATTGGTAGATGATACCAACAATGCTGCCGTCTCGTCAGGTAATGGGTCCTATGAGAACATCCGCCGAAAGATGATGGAGGGGCGGGATCGGGAGTACGGGGGGCGGGTGGATCGCGGGGGAAGAGAACCCTATTCAGTATTGGACTACCGGTAATTCAACCGGTGGATGAACATAAACGGTGATCACACGGAAGGAGAAAGAAAATGACGATCAATGATTATGTGAACAGAATTCCGGATCGGGTGACGCGGGATGCGGTGAGGAAAATCGTGGCAATACTGGTGGCGGACAACGTGGCAAACGCCGCAGCTTACGCCGCACACGTACATGGCGGAATTACCGCCGGTGCCGCCAATTCGGACGTACCGGACAACACGCTGACGGTAACGGTGTCAAGTTAACCACCAACGCGAACCAAAGCACCAACTCCACCACCATATTATTAGATGAGGGGAATACCATGGCAGATATAACGGTTGACAAAGAGGGTCGCCCGATCAAGACGCTGGAGAAGTACATCGAGGATATGGTGGTGGAGGAGGTGAAGGACGCGGAACGTTACATCGGGGAAATACAGGGACCGGAGCGAACGAAAAGGTGGAGCCGGTATTACGGGAAACCGTTGGGAAACGAGGCGTCAGGTCGGTCGAAGTTTATCAGCCGCGACATTCTGGAAACGATCGAGTGGGTGATGCCGTCTCTGATGAGTACATTTATATCATCCGATCCCAAGGTGGAACTCACGATTGAGGGTCAACCGGCGATCATCGGGAAAGCGCTCCTCACGAAAATACGGCAGGATATCGATGATGATGATGAGAAGTCGATGTATATCCTGTTCTATCAGTGGTTCAAGGACGCGCTCGTCTCTGATACCGCATTTGTGGCACAGGCTTGGGACACGGTTTACGCATCATTGAAGGAACGCATACCGGGGGCGAATTATCAGCAAATGCAGATGATTGCCGCTGCCCCCGATGTGGAGTTGGAGGAATACACGGACAACGGTGACGGGACCTACACCGACATCGATATTCGCACCACGACCACGACACGGGATGGGTTGCTCATCCACAACCTCCCGCATTGGGACGTACTTGTTGACCGCAAGTGCAAGTTCATGAACGATGAGTATGGGAAGGGGTACAGCAGCCGGGTGACGATGGATTATCTGGTGCGGACGGACCGGCAGTATCAGAAGGAATCGGGGGAGAAGCTGTTCAACAATTTGGATCGTTTATCCCGCCACCTATCATCTGAGAAGAAGACGGACAACACGGAAGAGCAGTCATATATGGATGGGCAGGGGGAGTCGTCCGGTGGTGCGACTGTTTCCTCCTCATCTTATTCCGATTCCGGCGACCCGTACGACAGCGCAAAGAACCTGAAGAAGACGCTCAAGCTGGTGCAGTGGTATACTCGGTGTGACGTCGATGGTGACGGGGTGCTGGAGAATATCATCTGCTGGGTGGCGGAAGATGAGGTGCTGCTCCGTTGGGAGTTGAATGACTATAACACGACGATGATGAGCGCATTATCACCTATAATTGATTGCTACAAGCTTTTCGGCATCGCGTTCTCGGAGCTTCTCCTTGATATACAGAACCTCAAAACCATGCTCATCCGCCGCATCCTCGATAATTTCGACTTCTCCTCCCTTGGTCGTACCTTCATCAAGCCGGGGGGAAAGGTCCCGATTCGGGAACTGCTTGAGAACATCCCCGGTGATGCGATCCTGCTCGACCCCGAACGCATCCGCACCGAATACCCGAAGCCTTTCGATTCCGGTGTATTGCACCTGCTTGAAGCGATCGAGGGGATGAAGGAAAACAGGACCGGTACCACCCGTTACAACCAAGGAACCGATGCGGATAGTCTTAATAAGACCGCCGCCGGTATTCAGATGATACAATCCGCTGGCCAGTCCAGAATCGATATGGTGGCACGTCTTTTTGCGGAAACCGGCGTGAGTGACCACTACCGGAAATGCGCAATCTTATATCAGCACCACATGAGCGCCCCCTTTACCGTTCCGGTGGATGGCGTACCTGTCACTGTATCCCCCGAGCAGATAAAGGGGCGGATCCGGTGCCGCGCTTCCCTCGGTGCGGACACGCAAATTGGTATGGCGGAGGCACAAAAAGTACAGGCGATGTTCACCTTCCTTGCCTCTATGAATCAAGTCTTCCCCGGCATCATTGGTCCGGAGCAGATACATAATCTCGCCACCAAATACGTGTCCAATATGGGGAATAAGCAACCGGAATTCTACATATCCCTGCTTAAGGACTTCATAAATTCCCTGCAGGTGACACAACAGCAGATGATGGCGGCACAGGAAATGGAACAAAAACTGAAGCAGGAGGAAATCGCAATCAAGTGGGCGCAGGTGAAAATCGACGCGAAGAAAGTCGGTGCCGTGATTGACGATTCCATGCTCGATTTCCGTGCACGAATTATGACGAAGCAGATGGATATACAGCAGCACGAGCGGGATGAGAACCGGAGGATGACGATAGATATGGCGACACTGATGGCGAAAATAACGGATGACAAGAGGAGAGCGGCGATCGATGAAAAATCGGCTGCGGCGACCGGTGGAAGTGGAGGTGATAAATGATAGGCAAGACCGAGAATTCGTGGGAGGTAGTTGGTGATTACACACCGGATAAGCTTGCCGTAATGGGGGAGGCGGCATCCATTCTCTTGTCCTCCCCTTCCGTGATCGAGTTTTTCCGTACCAAGGAGGTGGAGCTGTTCGATGCGTTCAACCGTCTCGATGCTAATTCCACCTTGCACCAGCATCGTGATATAGTACACAAACAAAATATACTTTCTGAGCTGCTTCAACATATGAGATACTTGGAGCAACAGAGGAAAGTAATTATCGAGAGGGGATCAACTTATGGCAACAAAAAAGAAGGTGGTGGAACAACTGCAGAAAGAGCAGGTGATGGGGGACGAGGAATTTACATCAGCGGAAGGGATTCCGACATCGATTGAATCACCCGCTCCCTCCGGTCATGCCGCTGATGTTTGTTGTATCGAGTCCGCCAAGCATGCGATCAACATCAAACACCGACCGGAGGGTGGTGAAAATTGGACGCAAGAGATCCGCGCCTCTTACTGTATGGTGTGCGGGAAGAAGTTGTAACTGCCGGTAGGCCGAATAAAACTTTAATGGATTGATGGAGGTGGTATAATGGATGACAGAACGAGACGAATGATGATTGCGAAAAACAACCAAGTGGACGAAGCGAATGCAGCCGCCGCTTCTGCTGGTGCCGCCGCTCAACCGCCCCCCGACGCTGGTCCTCCCCCCACTGAAGAGGAGCTGTACGATTCCGCTTTCGATATGGACGCGGAGACGTTCAACCGTGCCATTGAATCGGGGGAGTTGCAGCTTGGGGTTGACCTCGCCGCTGATGACGGTTCCGACCATGACCCCGACGATGGGGTGGTGCGTCCGCCTTCCCCTCAACATAAAACCGGTCGTACCATCGTTATCAAGCACAACGGGGCAGAGCATATTCTGGACGAGGGGCGTACAATCGAATTCGCACAGAAGGGGTTCGACTACGATCAGAAGGTGGGACCGCACCAGCGCATCGCGAGACTGCTTGATCAGGACCCGCAAGCGCAGCAGTTGATGAACGACTACTTCATGCGTAAATTCGGTGGTGGTGTCACTACTCCCGCATACCCCGATATCAATAACCCGAATGCGGCGGCACCCACTTATCAACCGGTACCTGCTCCTGCACCTGCCCCTACACCGCCCCCAACCCCCACCGTCGATCTAACTGGCTTCAAACCCAGCAAGATCTCGGACTTCAACACGGAGGGGGAATGGTTGGCGGACAACCTGCAACGAGCACTCGCGGTGGTGAATTCGCGGCCAACTCAACCGGTGCATCAGCCGGCACCCACGCATCAGCCGCAGCCGACCGGTACCCCGATGAACCCCGCACAAGCCGCCATGCAGGTTGCCGGTGTTCTCCACAATTACGATCCGGACAATGCGCGTCTTGTTCTCCCTCATATTGATGCTTTTGCTGCGGGACTTACCGTGGCTGAGTATAGACGGTACACGTCCTCTCTCCCGAACTTCTTCGAATTTTACGACATGGTAAAAGGGGAAGTACTGGCGGGACGGGTGCCGAATCCGCTGGCGAATCAGCCGGTGCAGCCGGGACAGCCGGTACAACCGCAACCACGACCAGCATCGCCACCACCCCAAGGTCGTCAACCCGTACCACAGCCGCGACGTTTTACCTTGAAGCCCGGTGGCGGCACTCCCCCCACGAATCAGCCGGGGAGGAAGATCAACGTTTGGGACATGAGTAACGAGGACTTCGACAAGTTCGTCAGTTCGAAAATGTGAAGTTCAACCAACACTACAACCGTTCCACTAATTAAACCTCAAGGAGGTGATATCAATGCTTATCACTACCAGTTCCGATCTCCCCGGTGAAATGCAGGGGATATACGATCGCAATATCATCCAGAATGCCGGGCCGATCCTCATCTATGATCGTTTCGGCCAGTCACGTCCCGCCCCCGCCAATATGGGAACGCGGGTGAACTTCAAGCGTTTCGGGAAGCTTCCGGTGAACACCACCCCGTTGGTGGAAGGAGTCACGCCGACTGGCAAGAAGCTTTCCGCATACACCATGTACGCCACGCTGCAGCAGTTCGGTGACTTCATCACCTTATCCGATTGGGTGCAGCTCACCGGGCTCGATTCCAACCTTCTCTCCATCGGGAAGGAAATGCTATCCGAGCAGATGGCGGAAACGTCCGACATCCTCACCCGGAATCATCTCCTCACCGGCACCTACGTCCGCTATGCCGGTGGTTCCGTTACCACCCGTGCCACCGTTGCCTCCGCCATTACGGATAGTGATGTGGACTCGATCGTCCGCACCCTGGAGAACAACAGGGCAAAAAAGATCAGCGAGATGAAGCTGCCGGGGGTTAAAGTCAACAGTGTACCTATTCGTCCCTCCTACATTGCCGTTACCCACCCCGACAACCGGAAGAACGTCGAATCTCTCACTGGCTTCAACCCGGTGGAAACGTACTCCAGTCAGGATCCCCTATCCAAGGCCGCTGGTGAACTGATCGAGATCGGGGAGTGCAAGGGCATCCGGTTCCTCGCCACCACGAACTGCAAGATCTGGCCCGCTGGTGGGGCTGTTATCGGCACCACCGGACTCAAGTCATCCGACGCTACCAACATCGACGTCTACGGCACCCTGGTCTTCGGTCGCAACGCGTACGGGATTATACCGCTCCAAAAGGGAACCGTGAAGAACATCGTGAAAGCTCTGGGTTCCGCCGGTACGGAAGATCCGTTGGACCAACGCGCTACCAGTGGTTGGAAAATGGCAAAAACGCACAAAATCCTGGTGGAAGAGTTCATGATCCGATGGGAGCATGGTGTGACGGACCTGTAGAACCGGCACCATTCCACCATTAACATCACCACCACCGTCTACATTACCTGAAAGAGAGGTGATAACAAATGAAAGACTACCGATCTTTTCCGATCATTGCGCAAGGTGCCAATGACATCTTTTTGTTTATCGGGTTCTGCCCGGAAATCATCCGCATTACGGAGTGGGCAACCGGTCTGGAGCTTATGTGGTATCGGCTCCAGGGAAACGACTCGTCCCTTACCACCGTCGCCGCTGGTGACAAGACGGTAAGCACCGACAAGGGTGTGGTCCTCGGTCATATCGAGGGGGTTGCCAACGGTGAAGAGATGACGGCGGATACGCAGTTCACCGCCTTCACCGATTGCAACTGGTCCGAGAATGGTCTGAGCTGTAATGCGGTGAAGCTTACCGCCGATGCCGTTGGCCTCACCGATCATGCGTTACTGCAGGTGGAAGTTTGGGGTGTCCAGTCCCCCGTGATCCGTGCCGTGCATGATGGCACTACCAACAACAACACCTACTTCGAGGACTCATCGGTTGATTTCCAGGAACTCGGTGTCAGTGGTCAAATCGATCGCTGCCAGTGGTTGCTGTACAACAAATCGAACAACAACTACTGCTACATCCGCGAGGTTATCAAACCGGAAGGGAAACAGAAATACTGCCGGTTGATCACCGCGAAAGATTCCGCTGGCACCCCCACCACCGCCGCTGATTTCGATACCGGCGATGTCGTTTATGTATTGCCGCGCCAGATTGCACAGTACCCGCTGTCCGATTATGGGTTGATGACGTAAGGGTCCCGGCCCCCTGTTCCAAGCGTTACAACCCAGCCTGACCACGGTGTCTCACCATCCTCCAGCCGTGGTCAGGCAATCTTTTATTCAGTTGTGGAGGGTGGGATTACAAGCCGATGCTAATACATTAATGCTTAAATGGAGGTAGTTATGTCAGCGAAAGATTCCTACAGCAGATCAAGCGACCCGGTTGAAACGAAAAAAATGACCGCCACTTCTTCCACCAGCACCCCCGCCCCCAAATCCGATCCAATGGAGCGTGAGTACCGTTGCGTCGTCCACCGCCTGAATACGGAGAAAGAGAATGCCGATCTCCCCATTTCCGTGTGCCTCGTCGGAAAAAAGCGCAAGGTTTTCGATCCGAACAAGGAAGTCGTCCTTAAGGGTTACTTGATTGACATTCTTCGTAATGCTGTGGAGGAGAACGACATCGAGATCCCATCAGAATCTGCGATATATGAGCACAGCAACCCGATCGCAATTGCGGAGCGGAACTTCCCAGGATTTCGCGCCACGCAGAATCAGGAAGATGGGATTATACACCTGATGAAGAGCACCCCGATGTATTCCGTTGAGGTGCGTGGTGCGGTCGGTGGTTCTGGTGAGGTTGGTTTAGAGGAGGGTTAAACGTGACGCAGCTCATCGATTTATCCAATGCCGCTCGTGTCTATTCCCGTATGAGTGCGGTGCGCTCTAATCTTATCTCCAATTCCGACATCCTCATCCTCGCCAATTCCATCCTTGAGGAGTGTCGGAATAAGATGGTGGAGATCGAGTCCAATCTTGTCTATTCCACCGGCACCGTCACCACCGTCGCCTCCACCCCATCGTATGAACTCCCCTTTTCCCACACCGGTTTTATTGAAGGTGGGGTGAGTGTCAGCGGGGAATCCCCCCCGCTGCGGGAAGTTTTGGAGGAGGATAAAGTTAAGTATGGGGTGGCGGACGGCATTACGGGACCACCAACCGCATTTTACCTCCCCGCTTCCGGTCTTTTCTACCCCCTCCCCGTCCCAGATGCTGCTTATACCATTGACATCTTTTATTGGTTGCCGCTAACTAAACTCACCGCTGTATCCGGTGGCGGTGCTGACCTCCCAACCACATGGTATAATATATGGGACCGGTACGTCACGAAAAGGTTGGAGTATGAGTTCCGCACTATTTTTGAACGTGATACGAGTTCTGTTGCGATGGAGCTTGTAGGGATAGAGGCGGAGGCGATCATGGCGGTATATCGGCGGGGGGTGCGGAAACGCCGGTCCCGCTCCGATTTCTTCTCTGTTGAGGGAGTTTAAGCTGCTGCAGGTGCCGTTATGAAATGAAAGGTGGTATATATGGATTGGGGAATGATTGCTGGTTCCGGTGCTGGGAAGAAAATGGGGAGGGCATACCGGCAGTTCCCCCCAATCACACTATCTGGATTTCCGCATGGTTTAAATACCTCCGTTCTTCCGAATCAAATTCAGCGTACGGAATGCAGCGAACTCGTCAATTTCGGGATTACTCGTGGCGGTCAGATCCAGACGCGTTCACCTATTATTCTCCACACCACCGCTGCGCCTGTTGTTGCCACCAAATATCCGGTGGAGGTGTCTTACTGTCCCATTGGATCCACCTATCGGGAACTCATCGTCGATTCCGCCCACAACCTTTATTACAACAACGCCGGTACCCCCACCACAGTTGGTGCCGCTCCTTTATCCGGTGCTACTCGTATCCTCCCCTTTGCTGGTGTTGCGATCCTGTTCGACGGTTCCTACATTAAGTATGTGGATGGTGTTGCTGCCAATTCCATAAAGATTGCGTACGATAACGGTTCCGGTCCGTCCTCTTACCAGCATAATAATCGTACTGGTTCCGATGATTCCGGTCTTGCGGTTGGGAACGGGACCAACACCCGTGCCGCCGCCACTTTCACCACCCAATCCTGGGACGCTGGATATACCATTCCCCCCACCACCTTTTTTGCATTCCTGCAGCGTATTGGGAATGGGTTCACCGGTACTGATAATGTTCCAATCTACGCCCGTATTCGGCGCACTTCTGATGACAGCATTATTGCGGCGAAGATCCTTGTTGCGGCACCGATTGCGACAAACCTGTCCGCAACTGCCGCCGAATACGAGATCACGTTTTCCGCGTCCGATATCACGACACCATTTCTTCCTTCCACACAATACCGTCTTTCTATTGAGTACGCGAATGGGGATGCGGCGAATTACGTGAGCTTGCGCTGTTCTACCGTTTCCGCTGCCGGTGTCGGTTCTCATTATGCTGCCGCCGCGTGGTCCGCCGATGCAACTTATAATCCCATTATCGCCGTCCGCCCCGGTCGTCCTCCGAAAGCATCATTTGGGGTTGTTCATAACTCCCGGATATTCGCTGCCGGTGACTCTTCTACCCCCGGTATCTGTTATTTTTCTAATCTTTCTTTTCTTGACTGGTCCACCCCCGATGCTGCCGGTTATGTTGGTTCCGTTGATGACAACTCCAACAGTTACCCAATCGGCGCCATTATCTCCCTTTATAACGAGCTATATGTATTCGGCACGGAGGCGCAACCATTTATCTGCAAATTAACCGGTTCTACCCCATCTGCCTACCGTCTTCCTTCCACCTTCCAGCACTCTTGGGCATCTCATAAGGCGGCAGCTCTTACCCCGAATGATGCGTGGTTCGCCACCTCCTCCAACCTCTCCAATTTTTCCGGTGTGCAGGAGTTCGGTGATATGCGTACCGCCCCCTTTGCTGATCCGGTGCTTGACCGCTTCCGCCGTTACTATTCTTCTGCTTCTATCATGGAGTATGACGGCAGCACTGGTTGTTTGTGGTTATCTTTCCCTTCCTACCATCGTGTCCTTATTTGTCATACCCTCACTCCATCTCGCATATCCGGTGCCGTTCGTTACCCGTGGTCGGAGTTTGAGTTTACGCTCCACCATCTATCCAATACCAACCTATACAAGTTTGTTGCTTCTTCTAATGGAACCAATGAATACTACCTGCAGCTCCCCGCTGGTGGTGATCCGTCCATCATTGCTTCCCCCGATGCCGTTCTTCTTGATGGTCGTCCTATTTCTTCCGGTACCGTTGGTTCCCTATCTGACCATTCCTGGGGTTATGATGATAACGACACTCTTGGATATTCCACCATCTACTTCAGGGACGATTCCGGTGCTCCCTCCGCCACCGCTGTTGATCTCCGCACCTGCATCATTCCGACCATGCTTCGCTACATCAACGGTACCATGATGATCGGGTGCTCCGATGGTAACATCTATAAGGTGGACCGCACCGGTTACAAGGAACTGGATCTGCACCAGATGCGGTTCGATGTCCGCACAGCCTACATCACCCCCCACATTGATGCCGTTATCATTGATCGCATCACATGCGCCCTCGGTGGTCTATTCGGTGGTCGTTTCTCTTTTGGTATATACGCCGATAGTCAGTTCAACTCCCCCGGCATCTCCTCCCTTACTTATTCTATGCAGATCGATGACCGCCTCACCATTTCCGACATGACGATGGATGTGGAGGACGCGTATTTTCTCGTTGATTCCGGTTCCGAGCTTCTGCAGGAGTGGGTCGGGGTGGAGTGCTACAGCATGCAGTTCCGCTTACATAATATCCTTCTTTCCGGGGATTCTGTAACGTTGAATGGGATTGAAGCCTATATTAGACCACTCGATATGTGATGATTACTGTAAGGGGGTGCTATGCCGCAAGATCTCGTGGTTGGGAGTGATTCCGTTAAGGACTCCCTTTTAACGAAAATTAATGATGATATAACGGAACTATTTTCCGCAATCGCGGCTCTCACCGTTGGTTCCGGTATCGCGGTATCCGCCAATGATTCGACTCCAGGGTACCTTAACGGGAAGCTGACCGCCGGTAATCAAGTAACTCTAACCGAAGGTTCCGATGGTGGTGACGAGACGCTGCAGGTGTCCGTTTCTCGTACTGTATACAACAAAACCGCCAATTACAGCGTCACCGCCGCCGACTGTAATGGTTTCCGCACCTTCACCAACCGTCTTGCTGCCGGTACCGTCATTTTCACCCTCCCCGCTGGTGTGAACGGGTATAAGATCCGTTTCGTTGTTGCGGCGGCACAAACCCTCACCATTACCGCCGTTGGTACTGATGTGCTGTTATCCGTTGGTGAATTCACGTCCGCCGCTGGTGCCAGTATCTCATCCTCCACAATCGGCACCGTTATTGAGGCCGAATTTGCTGCTGGTTATTGGGTACTGTCATATGATGGTGTTATCATTCACACCGCTACTACCTGGACGCACGGTGGTAACATCACGGCAGCGGCTGCATTCGTCGCGGCACTCACCGTCACCACTGCGGAACTGAACCAGCTTGCGGGACAGGGGTGCGTTGCCGCCGATTTCGCTGCTTTACACGCGGCGTCGGCGGAGATAACGGAGTTGAATGGGCAGGGGTGCGTCGCGGTAGACTTCGCCAAGCTACACGCCGCAGGGGGAACGCTCGTTGATACAACTTCAGCGCAAAACATTGCCGGGCCAAAAGTCTTCACGGATGGGCTTTCGGTTACTGGTGGGCCGCTGAAGCTTGATAGCGGAGTCGCTACACTCGCAACCATTACTGGCAACGCGACTGCTCAAACCGTCACGGAAATTATGGCGGGCGGGTATGTTGATGATGATTTTAGCGGGCGAGTAGTCGTTAGGTCAAAGGATCATATCTCTATTCCTGGGACTGTATCTCTGTATGGATCTTCTGGCGTAGCGGGGACAGAAGGGTTGCGTGTACTTACAGACGGAAAAGTTAACCTCCCGGTCGGCTTGCAGATCGGCGGGGTGGATCAGCTGAAGCAAAAAGTGGTTGAAATTGGCGATTGGAATATGGATTCAACATCGAGTGTTGATGTGGTGCATAGTTTGACCTACGCCAACATCGTTGGTGTCAGAGGTTTAATAAGAGACGACGCAGGCACTACTAAATTTCCAGTACCCGGGATGCCAACAGCAGTGTCCGGTTATGGTGTAAGAATTTCAACCATTGGGGCCACGACTATTAATGTCGTAAGAGAGTTGGGCGGAAATTTTGATACGAGTTTTTTTGACTCAACCTCATACAATAGAGGGTGGTTGATAATCGACTATATTTAGAGCAGGAGTTTATTATGCCAGATTTACTTCAACCAATGCTTCCCGCTTCTCTTATGAATCAGTTCGGTGGTGGTGCCGGTCCCGGTACGTCCCTCAACTCGTCCGGTGCGCCGAACATCTTTCAACCGAACTTATTCCCGTCATCCTATTCCGGGGTGAACCCATCTATCCTCACTGCACTTGCCCCCATGCTATCACAGCAACTGCAGTCGGCTCCCAACTCGATCAATTCCTTCATGCGCACCTCCGCCCCATCCGTTTTGACCGACATTTTCAACAATCTCGGTGCGAATCGCATGATGAATTCATCCGTTGCATCGGATGCGCTCTCCAAGGGGGTGCAGGGACTTGGTGCAACTGCGATGCATCAGCAGATGCAGATGCCAGCGATGCTATCCCAGGTGGCACAGCAGTTCGGTGGCATGTCATACAGCAGTAACCCGCTGGCACCGTACGAACTTATGAACCAATTCGTGCTTAACTACTAATTATCGGATGGGTGTGATATGACGAATAAGGTGTTATCATTACAGGAGAAAATCGCGTACCTACCCGGTGTTGGTGTTGACATACCGGACGGTACTTGTCTGTTATTTGCCGGTGGGGAATACATGATACTGTATAAAAACTCGCTTGTCCCGTTGTATGATATCCTTCAATGGGTGGGACTGGAGGAATACCTATCCACCCTTCCGCAACAGGAGACACCGGTTATTCACCACTTTTACGGTGGTGTCTACACCCGCGAGATGCGGATACCGGCCGGTACGTTTATCATTGGGAAAAGGCACCGGCACCGAACCTGTAATATCCTAATGTCGGGGAAACTCACCGTTTATCTCGGTGATGGTGCGGACCCGCAAACGGTGGAGGGGCCGCTGATTTTCGAGTCCGCTCCCCTTGTTAAGAAGGTCGCGTACGCCCATACCGATGTTATATTCATGAACATGCATCCGACTTCTTTAACTGATGAGGATGAGATTGAACGCGAATTCATCATCACTGATTCGGAATATCTGGCGCTACTCGCGTCATCCGCAGCACCGGTTGTCGGTGGAAAGGAGACATTATGTCTTGGGGAGCTGTAGCAGCAGCCGGTGTCGGCGTAGTTGGTGGTATGATCGCATCCAATAACCAGTCGGGTGCTGGTGGTTCTGTATCAAATCAGGTTACCCCCGCCTCTTGGGACTCCATTAGTTCCGGTTCGCCCCTTGGTTGGATGGACCTGATGGCAAGTCTGGACCCGATGAACTACGGTGCGGGGAAGACACCGACATATAAACCAACCGTTATTGGCAGTCCATCCAGTGGTGGCAGTACGTATCAGCATATGGGGGGTGGTGTCGGTGGTGGATCGTACCTATACCGCCAACCATACATCAATTCGGGGCCGAAGTATTCTGATGACGCGTTTAAGAAAAACGGTAAGTGGTACACCAAAGAATTGATGATGTCGAAGGATGGGGCGCGGTATGAATTGACTGATGTAGAAGCAAGGCCGATTAATACCAGCCCCACCATGGAATACCGAGACGTTAGGTCCTCTACCCCGATGTCGTTACAGGATATCATGACGGCGAAGCTCGGTTATCAGAACACCGGGTACAATAACATCTATAACGACATGATGAGAACACTGCAATCTTCCACCGGTGCATATGAGGATCGGGTGGGGGAATTATCTCGTCCTGCGTTCAATATTGGTGTTGGGGATCAAACATTAGGTATAGTACCAAAAAGAAATTCCATGCTTGCTGATATGGCGGGGAACGTGATGGCGGCACAAAAGTCTGATCTTGGTGCGAGTACGGAAATGCGGCTTGCGGCTCTTGATCGCTTCTACCCTGGTGCCGCTCGTGAGGCGTACCTCAATGCTGCCTTCCCGCTTTATATGCAGATGCAGGGGATGCGGTATGGTACCCCGTCCTCTACCCAAACCGCGACCATGCAGCCGTCCATGTTACAATCGGTTGGGCAGGGGTTACAACTCGCGAACAGTGCGTATGGGCTGTATAATCAGGCGAACCAACAGCCACCAGCGGCGGCACAACCGGCGTTCAACTGGTCCGATTACGGGTACGGGGACTATATCCCAGCATAGGGTGCATAGGGGGTGTAAATGGGTGCGGAACAGTTAGCGATTTATCAAGCGGAGCGGGACAAGGAAGCGGTCAACTCCATATCTGGTTTCATGGATAAGTTGCGTATGCAGGGGATCACGCAGCGGTTTATGAGTAGTGGTATTCGATCGCCGGAACAGTTTGGCCAATTTGCCCGCGCCAATCACCTGTCCCCAATGGAGGCGAATACACTGCTGCAACTGGTGGACAGTCAAAAGACCGCGTTCACACAACCGGCACCGGTGATGCCGTACGCATCTTCCCCATCCGGTATATTCGATAAGCGTTCCGGTAATGTGGTGCATGCCGGTCCGGATGAATACATTGCATCCAGTGGTACCATTTATAACAAAACGAAGGGGAAGGTGGCGCACAGCGATTATGGTGCGATGGACTACTTCAAGACGAATGAAGATGGTAGCATTGTCTCCAGAAAAGCGTACTCGGAAGCGGAAGCGACACTGATGGAACGCGCCGGTTTCCAACGCGGTTCATATCGTGAAAAAGCGATCGGTGCTGGCAGTAACGGCGGGGAGCCAAACGCGATTAAAACCTGGATTACACCGGATGGGAGGCTATTCAATGCACCGAATAATGTCGCACCCCCGGCTGGCTCCCGTCCATATTCGGAGGCATCCAATCTGGAGCAGCGCATGCTTACCGCACAGGAGATCAGCAGCATCCGTGACGGGAGACGTACTGCCCGTCGGGAGTTGGACAAGCTTAAGTCTCTCCCGAACGTGGACTTCTACAAGTCACAAAAAGAAAGAATCCCGGAACTGGAAGCGGAAATAAAGGATTACAATGACCGGGAGAAGGAAATCATGTCGAGTGGGAATGACATGAATCTGCCTCCACCTACTCCTCCCCCAACCGCTCCCCCCGCTGAATTAGGTGGTATTCGTGCTGCTGACCACAAGGGGAAAGTCATTACCAATCCCGAGACAGGGGAGCGGCGTGTATCGGATGGGAAAACCTGGAATGAGGTGAAATAATGGTGTGGAAACTGGAGGATCAACCAACGACGGCACCCGCACCCGCACCCGGTGGGTGGCAGCTTGAGGGTGTAGGACCAACGGTGGAAGCAGCGGCGGCACTCAACTCCACCACCACCTCCACCCCTACCAAAAAGCTATCCGCAATTGAGGCGCTTACTGCCGGTACCAAGCAAGCGTTATCCGGTTATGGTGCCGTTATTAAGAATCCTATCGCTGTTGTGGAGTCCGGTGCACAAATTTTATCCGATGCCCCCTCCTTTCTTGGCGGTGTGGTTGGTGCTATACAGGACGGGGTGCAAGCTATCCTTGCTGGCAATGATATGGAGGACATTTATTCCCACATGGAGTATGGATTCCAGCGGGAATATGGGAAGATGTCGGGTATATTGAAGCCATATCACCCAAAGCACAACCCGGAAGGTGCGGAAGCTGTCACGAATACGGTAATGGCACCGGCACTTATCGTTAAGCAGGTCGCAACTGATCTCGCTAATATGGAGTCCCTACAGGGGTACCCGGACGTCAGAGCGGCGCTGAATCTTATCGGTGACGTCGGTGGTATTGCGCTTCAGGGGAAAGCACACTCCTTCATGAAGGTGGCAAAAGAGGGAAAGATCGCACCCGATTTTGATGCATATAAGGAGACAGTGACGGCGGAAAAGCTTAGCCGCGAATCGGGGAAGCTGAACCTGGAACGTACCAACCCCGCACCGCTGAATCGGTTATCCAATGTAGAGAAATCGATGATAGCGGACCGGGAGAATGCGCTTGGTGATGTTCCGGTGAAATCGGCGGAAGAGTCAGCGCGGGTGTTCGAAGCTGCACCGCGTGAAGCCACCATGACACCAGCGGAAAAATCAGCATGGGTGTTTGAGGATGAACTCGCACCCAACCGCACCATGGAAGGGAAGGTGGAGCTTGCCTCCCGTCTGAACGCGCAGCAATTCGCGGATGATCCTGGGTATAAGTCCATGCTGGAGCGGGGGACACGGGACGCGGAACTGAAAAGACAAGCGGACATGGTGGGGGAACAATCGGGACCAAATACCCCCAGGTCACAGTTACCAACTGAGCGTTCCCCCAAATTTGTAGATGATGGCGGTAATCCGATATCAACTGGTGATCCCGCTATGGATTCACTACATTGGTTATTAACTGATAACGGGTTTGAATACACCAGTTCTCAGTTAAGATCGGGTAATACACCTGATTATGTACGCAGTATGGAAACGGCGTTGGATAAGCTACCGAGACATGAAGGACAGGTATTCCGTGGTATTGAATTAGACTCCCCACAAGACGTTGGCAAGTTTATATCAGATGTTATGGAATCTCGTGTTGTATCCGATCCTTCTGTTGTATTTGGTAGTAAAAACCTCGGTACAGCTAAAGATTACACCAATCAACGTACTGGACACGGTGTTATACTTGATATAGAGTCATCTACCGGTAGAGACATATCAAGTTTAGCTGAATCCAATATCAACCGGATGAACCCTGTAGTATTCAAACCTGGTACGCAGTTTGAAGTTGTTGGTGATTCTGTTAATACGGTGAAGGGACCGGACGGTATTATACCTGTTGTTAAATTGCGCGAGATACCCCCAGGTGGGGGGAAGGTACGTTCTGTATCTGACATTTTCCGTGATATTAATGCCGCTATTGGTAATCGGGGATCAATCGGTGGTGGTACATTTACCCCCGAACAAGCCGCCGCCCATGCCCGTCTCAAGTCCGACATGGATGTTATCCGCCGTAATGCTGCCCGTACTGGTAAAGAGGTGGGACAGTACCTTCTTGATCTTGGTACCGACCCCGCTGTCGTCCAGGCGCTCGTTTCCTCTTCCACCCGCTTGAAGTCCGGTGCCCCTCTTGTTTCCCCCCAGCAAGCGGCGGATCAGCACAACGTCAAGTTCAATGGTATGTGGGAATTTCCCCCCGAGATGAACAAGGAGCCGATATTCACCTGGACGGATAAGCGTACTGGCGGCACCTTCACCTCAAAAACAATCGACGACTTGCCATCCGCTCTTGTCGATCACCTGGAGAAATTTCACGTCACCGATGACCCCCGCATCGCCGCCGTTCGAATGAAGAGCGTGGCGGACGAGGTGGCTAAAGCGGAGGCGATGCTGCGGGAGTCCGCCCCAACCGGTGCCGGTACAACGGGAGCCATGCCGAATACTACGGTGACCGCTCGTCGTCCACCCACCACACCTCCATCCCCTCCCCCGCGTCCCCCGCTGGAGGACGTGATTGCTGGAATGGAAAGCTCCACCCCCGGTGATACGTTCATGCATAAGCTCACCCGCACCAAAGAAGGGACAAGCGAGGCACTGAACTCCCCGCAGGTGGTGTTTGCTCGGGATAAGTCCGGTGTGGGGAACCAAATCTACACGGAGCTTGATCGTGCGGACCAGCGCGGTAATTCCTTCATGTACGAGCAGGGGACGGAATTCGACCGCGCCTCCCGTCTTATTAAACAGGGGAGTGAATCCGATCTTCGTGTTGGTGCTGCACTTGACGGAAAGCTTGACCCCAAGAAATTGAATCAACCGGAGCGCACCCTATACGATTTCCTCCGCACCAAATTCGACTTTCTCCTCAACCGGTACGTGAAGTCCGCCGTGAGTTCGGATGCGATGTATAAAGAGATAGTGAGACGGGCGAACCGGGGGGAACGCAAGGGGGAACGGAAACCAATAGATCAGCAGTGGTATAACTCCCTGTCTACCTCCGATCGTGCCGCTTTCGATTTGATGGAGCGCCGGGTGACTGATTATCTCCCCCACATATTCGATCGGGACACATTACGGCTTGAATTTGCCGATGAAATTGATCGGATTAAGCGCCGCCTCTCCACCGCTGTTGATAAGGGGGCGCAGACGTTCCACAAAAACCGGCTGCGACAGTTAGAGGCTGCCGTAACGAAAATGGATGGTGGGGGACTGGTGACGTACGATCAACTCCCCACCTCCATCCGCAACCGATTTTTTGAGCCACGAAAGGGGAAGCAGGGGTACAACCTATCCGCAACCCGTGCCTATGCCGCTTATTTGAATGGAATCAAACGCAAAATATATGATGAGCCAGCGGTGCGGCGGGTGGCGGAATTACATAAAAGCCTCGACCCTTCATTGCGTGAGTACAACAAGTGGTACGTGAAGCGGTACCTTGGTTGGGACCGGCACAAATTGGACGATATTGCCGGTGCCATCTCATCGTTTCAGTGGATGCGGACTCTTGGGCTGAACCCACGCTCCCCTATCGTGAATTTAACGCAACGGATCAATACCACGGCAGAGGTTGGGTTGCGCCATTCCATCATTGGACAAAAACAGGCATTCACCTCTGAAGGGACCGCGTTATTTGACAAAACCGGTATGGCGAAAGAGGTGCCGCAAGTACTGATGGAGGGGAAGGCACCTCCAGGTATGGAAAAAGTGCGGGCTATCATGGGGTGGATGTTTAATAAGGTGGAGATCGGGAACCGGAAACACGCATTCCTGTCCGGACGAGCGAAAGCTTTGTCTGAGGGAAAATCGGAGGCGGACGCGTTCCAGGCGGGAATTGATACTGCACACAAAACGCAGTTCAGATACGGTCGTGTCGGCATGCCGAAGGCTCTCTCCCATCCTCTCGGTCGGATCGGACTCCAGTTCTGGTCATACCCGATTAAGCAGGTAGAGTTGCTCGTTGATTGGGGGAAAAATGACCCGAAAAAGCTGATCACATATATTGCGATGGCGGAGGGAGGAAAAGAGACACTGAAAGAGCTGTTTAACGTCGATCTATCAAATGCGCTTGGTTTTGGTATTAATTTCGGTCAGGCACTCGACGCTATCCGCTCCGTATCTGACGCCGATTGGCGCGGGTTCTTCCGACATATGAAGCTTGCCACCTCATCCGGTGGTGGTCTTCTCCCGTCTGGACCTGGACCGACTGTCTCTGGTTTGATGCGTATTATTGATAATGCGAAAGAAGGTCGTGGCATGGAAGCTCTTGGGAAGGAACTCACACCGGTTGTGGTGGAACGCACCCGGCAGGCATATAAAGCCGTTACTAATGAGCACGATGGTGCGTACCCGATCTACAACCGGAACAACGAGCTTATGTATTATCTAACCGGGAAGCAACTCCTTATGCGGTCGGTAGGTCCCCGACCCGCCACCGAGTCAAAACAGTACACAAATTGGATGGAAGATGATTTGTTAAGTAAAGAAAGGGTTGCTATCCTACGTGATATCACGAGGGCGATTGTGGATGGGGACAACAAAACGGCAAACAAGCTTATTGGACAGTATGGAATCGTCCCATCGGAAGAAGCGGTCGCAAATGAAGTGATGAGACGAGAACTACCATCCGAAACAAGGCGCGAACTCCGCAAATCAAATAAACAGAGGGAATATGAAATCAGCAGGGAGGGGTCAGATGAAGAATGATTGGAATAAAGTGAAAGTAACGGTGATGGCAGTGTTGGTGTCGCTGTTCCTGCTATTCCTCGCTACGACACCAGCATCAGCATTGACGGAATTCGGGACGGCAAACTTTTCCTTCATCGGGAACGGTACGGCGAAATTGTCCATCACATACCACGAGGACACGAATGGACACACCGGATATGCGGTGACGATCCCGGTCGATTATCGTGGTATGGTACCATTTGCCGTACTCCATATACCCGGTTCAACCACGATGACGGCAACCGCTGATATTGAGATAAGGTGGTATGGGTTGTCCATCTTTGGTACCGGGCTGCACGATTGTGGTGGTGCGGGGAACAGCAGTTCCGATTTTGCGATATACGCACCATTATCCAATACTGGATTGACGATCTATTTCACCGGTAACGCGGTGGATAATGCGGTTGGAACCATTGAGATATACCTGAGGTGATGATAATGAAGAAAACACTAATGGTAATAATGATAGTATTGCTACTGGTATGTAATGCATACTCCGACAAAAAAGGGGCGGCATTATTACCGAAAGCAATTGGGCCGAATACTGACCTTCGTGTGAAGTCTTCAGGTTTGACGGCAGTGTCTGTTGCGGACTTGCCGTCCTCCCCAACTGCGGGCGATACCTATTGGGTGGATGATGCCACAAGCGCCTGCGTCCTTGGCGCTGGTGGTGGTGGGGTCGAGTCTGAATTTAAATGGGACGGCTCAGCGTGGACCGGCTCCCTGTGTTCCACCGGCACTGGTCTTGCAGTTACTGACATTGACACCCTGGCGGAACTCAACGGCATCATAGGTGACGCTAATCTGTACTCCACGGCAGAGATCGACGCTCTGCTGGCTAAAGCCGCGCTGCTTGGGGTGCTGGACCTTGAGACGACGGACAGTCCAACTTATGCCGGGATGACGCTCAGTGGTGCTGGTGGACTTGTTCTTGGCGCTGCCGGAACCGTTATGGGTACGGCGCGCTGGTACACCAATGTCGCGGAGAACGTCTATCGCTTCGATCTCTTCTCATCCGATTTTACGCAAAATTGGGGTATCCGCTGGCAGACCGGCTACCCGACTGAAAATGGCGGGCTTTTTACGGTCGGCACCACCGGGACAGGCACCTGGACTTATCAAGGGGTTGACCCCGGTGATGT